GTGTCCAACCGCGAAGAACTGCTGAAGTTTTGCAGAGAAAATATAAACAGGAGAAACAATGAAGGTTAGAACATACAAGGTAAGAGACTGGGCAAAGCTACCCATCCGAGCATATGAGAGCGACGCAGGCATGGACTTGTTCTTTTGTCCAGAAGACAACGCCCTCAAGTCAATCAAGCCTCGCGAGTCCGTTCTAATGAGCACGGGCCTTAAGATTGAGGTGCCCGAGGGTTATATGTTGGAGATCAAGAACAAGTCTGGCATTGCCTCCAAGCGAAGCCTCGTGGTGGGTGCCTGTGTTGTTGACAGCGGATACAACGGAGAAATTTTTGTCAACCTCCACAACATTGGATCTTTGACTGCCATGGTCGAGCCGGGACAAAAGATTGCCCAGGCCGTAATGGTTCCCATTGTCTACCCAGAGATCGAGGAGATCACGGAGGACGATGTGTATGGACGACAGACTGACCGAGGCTTCGGTGCCCTAGGGTCAACGGGTGACCGCTAATGGGTCGCACTACTAGAAAGATGCGGAAGAACAAACGCAAGCAGGCCGAAGAGGACTTGTCCCAAAAGGTCGGTATGTTTGACAAGCTGCCGGATGAGTGTACGTCTTGCCAAGGACACTTCGACAAGAAGGACCGCGAGATGGTGAGTTCCTGGTATGTCATTGTCAAGGAAGAAGAGGCCCGAGTAAATTTATATTGCCCACCTTGCTGGGAGACCGCACAAAAAGTACTGGAAGATTTTAGGAAGAGGTTGGAGGAGCGAGGTGATAGTTGAGCTAAACTCAGAGAGCTTCGAAAGAGAAGCGCTGAACAGCATCAGGCCCTGCATTGTAAAGTTTTACAACACTGGGTGTCATTTGTGCGCCGGCCTCACGCCGGTGTTCGCCAGGCTTCACAAGAAGTACGGGCAACAAATGAAGTTCGCCACAATGGACACTTGGAACCATGGCGAAGTAGCAGATCAGTACTTGGACGGCGGCATCCCAACCATTCGAATATTTTTAAAGGGATATCCTTCAATTCTGGTGGAATACCCAGAGGAGCCATCGCCCTATACTGGTTACCCGGAAGACTATTTGGACAAGTGGATTTATAATTGTCTGCTGTCATACTTGGCAATGGAGGCCAACAAGAGAGAAAATGGATAAAAAAGATTACAAAAACTTTTGCACAGAGAACCACCTTCGGTATGCTCTGGACGAATGCAACAACCCCGTTAGTCCGACGAAGCGGCGAAAGTATGATGACCACCTGTATTGGGATGGGTCGAGTACCGTTGGTGTGGCAGTCAGCAGGGAAACAAAAACAAAATACAACAACATGAAAAAGAAACTTCTTGCCCTAGGCTGTGTTGAAGCACAGGGCGGCGACACAGAAGGAAACTTCCAAGTTGATCCCGAGTGTGCCTTCGAGGTTGCAAAGCTGATTGGCGCCACGAGGAACAATGTTTCTGCCGCGCACCGCGAAAAGATGAGACAGCGAATGCTTCAGCGATGGCGAGAGAAGACCGGTGAGGATCTAGAATGAAGAAGACACTAAGCTTTGACGATGTGCTGCTGGTACCATCGTACTCGGATATCAAGAGCCGAGGTGAGGTTGACTTGAGCGTGGACATGGGCGGCAACCTGAACTTGAGTCTCCCCATCATTGCCAGCCCGATGGACTCAGTGAGCGAAGATGAGATGGCGTTGGCGATGGCTGATGCTGGTGGCATCTCAATCATCCACAGATACAACACGATTGAAAGACAGGTTGAGTTGATCAAGCGGGTCATTGCCGAACACTACCCAATCAACGTTGGTGCGGCAGTCGGTGTCACTGGCGATTACTTGGAGAGGGCATATGCCATCCGTGCCGCTGGTGTGAATACTATATGTGTCGATATCGCCCATGGCCACCACACTCTGATGAAGGAGGCGCTGGACACGCTTCGCAACAAGTTCAGCAACTCGCTTCACATCATGGCCGGCAACGTTGCAACCCTTGAGGGCTTCAACGATTTGGCAGACTGGGGTGCGGACAGCATCCGCGTCGGCATCGGTGGTGGATCAATTTGTTCCACACGAATCCAGACCGGCCATGGCGTTCCCACACTGCAGTCTGTGATGGATTGTGCCAAATCAGACCGCGACGCGAGGCTCATTGCTGATGGGGGTATCAAAACCAGTGGCGATGTCGTCAAGGCTCTGGCTGCTGGTGCTGATGCTGTGATGCTTGGGTCGATGCTCGCTGGAACCGACGAGACGCCTGGTGGTATTTTTGTCGACAAGTACGGCGACGGACTGGACTACAAGGTGTATCGTGGAATGGCTAGCCGAAATGCCCAGATGGATTGGCGTGGCAAGTCATCGACCCCGGAAGGCGTATCCACAACGGTCAGCTATAAGGGGCGCGTTGGGCATATCCTTGAAGACTTTGCTGGTGGCATTCGCAGCGGTTTGTCTTATACAGGGGTGCGAAGCCTTGAGGGACTTCGAAGTAAGTCAAATTTCATTAGACAATCAAGTGCAGGACAGATAGAGAGCAGCACACATATTCTCAGAGGTTCAAAGTGAGAGATCCTACAATACCAGATTCAGAAACTCGCAAAAAGTTTATGTTTTATGATTCTGAGGAAAGGCAAATTGCTTTACGCGTGAGGTGTCAGCACGATGGGCTTAGTCAATCTCAATTCTTTCGTATGATGATTACGGGATATATTGAGGGTGACAAGCTAATGCACGAGTTTATCTCTAATTGTAAAGAGCGATATTCTATTCAGGGCATACAAAAGAAAAATAAGCTCAATAAACTCAAAGAGATGGGCGATGACAATATAAAGAAGTTTGGCCTTGACAATGACGAAATTGAGAATATATTTGATATAATAGAAACGGACACAAACATATGAAGGAATGCCTAAAGACTTGTTATAAATTAAATGTCGCTTGCCCAATTAATGAGTGCCGACATTGGATTGATTATAAAGAGGATAAAAATTGCACTTTTGAGGCAGTTGATAGTAACGGGATGATGACACTTCGTGAGGTCGCAGACCGTTTAGGGTTAAGTTATGTACGAGTAAAACAAATACAAGATAAGGCTATGAAAAAAATTAGTCATTTCTTTGAAGATGATGCTAATTAGAGTGTATGTGTAAAACACGTCTAGGAGATATAAAATGAAAAAGCAGCTTTTAAATGAATCAGATATTCGCCAGATGATGAAATTCGCCAATATCGGCGCATTGTCTGACGGTTTTGTTGAGCGCCTTAATGAAACCTATATGGAGGGTCACGATGACGACCATATGGAAGAGGGTATGCACGAAGATGAAGTGGAAGAAGGTGAACACGAACAAGACGAGCCCGAAGATGCCATGGGTGACGAAGAAATGGATATGGGTGACGAAGAGGGTGCCGGTGAAGAAATGGACGCACCCGTCGATCCTGAGCCCGCTATGGATATGGATCCCGCCGGCGGCGGTGATGCTGCTGATGCGGCCGTAGCTGGTGTAGAGAAGGTATTTGATGGGTTGATGTCTACTTTTAAAAAGCTAGCCGAACTTGAAGGCCCTGGAGCAGAGGTAGCGCAACAAGTGCTAGATAGAGTCTCTATGAGCAAAGAAGAAGGCCCCGATGTCGAAGAGCCAATGGCTGATTTAGATATGCCTGAACCAGAGGAAGAAGAGCCTCTCGCTGAGATGGTTGACGAAGATGAAATTATGAATGAAGTCGCGCGCCGTGTCGCCAAGCGCCTTTTGAAGATGAAGAGAAGTAGATAGAGAATAAAAAAGCTGTAATTTTTAGAGGCAGGCCGCAAGGTCTGCCTTTTTTTTTAACCAAAGGAGAAGAAGTGGATTTTTGGACCGTGTTAATTGTGTTTTTTTCTGGTGTTTTTGCACATATGTTCGCTTTGAGGATATTTAGAGTGTGGTCAAAGAGCCTAATGTATCGGGCAACATTTCTTAGATGCCTGGATGCACTGCAGATGACGGATGAGATGTCGCAAAACTTATTAAAAACAGCTAGCCCAGAAAATATAGAACATATTGAGGCTGCATTTAACTACTGGAGAACTGTATCATTATACACTTTACAAGGTGCCGTTAAGGATGCTGCTTGGAAGAATATAGCGATTACAGACTGGAAGACGGCGATGAACGTACTAAAAGAGGTAAAACGGAGGACCGATGCATGAACAACTTTACTAAAAAGAAAAAAGAAGAGCCGAAAGAGGAGGAGGGAGAGGCAGTTGACTTACTATCAGTCCTTAGCGTGGGCACTCCGAAGCCAGAGTTAAGATTGACTGGCATATACGGCGACGTTAATGAAGAGAAGTGTTCGGAAACTATTTATGGTCTTCACGCTCTATATCTGACCGGTCAAAAGACAATCCTAAGCAACCCAGAGGATGAAGAGTCTGACGAAATCACAATCTATGAGCCAATTGAATTTGTCATATCAACTCACGGTGGTTTGGCTTCAGAGATGTTCTCTGTTTACGACACCATTAGAGAAATAAGAGACACAATGCCGATTGTCACAAAAGGTTTGGGTAAGGTTATGTCTGCTGGTGTTCTGCTTTTGGCCTCGGGCACAAAGGGGTATCGAAAGATCGGCAAGCACTGCCGAGTGATGATACACGGTGTTGTATCTGGCCAGCACGGTTACATCGCTGACGTCGAGAATGAGTTCACTGAAAGCAAATATACACAGAAAATGTATATCAAAGCCTTGGCAGATGAGACTGATATGACAGAGAAGTATGTCAAGAAGCTAATGGACAAAAAGACCAACGTCTACCTCAACGCAGAAGAGGCAGTTAATTTGGGAATTGCAGATATAATTATCTAATTATTAAGAGGTATTGCTATGAATAAAGACGAACTGAAGTATATTAAAGAGAACTATTTTGCAAAGCCACCAAGTTTAGACTTTCTGTATGAAGTGATTGACGAGGTTATGGAAACTGAAACCAGCAAGCAATTGCTGCGTGAGCAAATGGAAAGCACTTCGCTTACGATGCAAGCAATCCCAGAGATTAGTGTGACCGAGCTTGGCTGGACTGATGTTCGAACAGTCGGTAATCAAGAAGTGTCTGGTCCCGCACGACAACAGTTGCTACAGTTCTTATCTAATATTCAGGGCGGAGATCTACAATCTAAATTAAAGTCCTTATCTGATTTTTATAGTAATCCAGATTCAGTTAATCTTGAAGGTGGCACCCCTGGCGATAAGATCGCAAACATCTTATCCTATCTGGTCTTCTACAAGACTTTGACAAAGGTTATTTCTAATTTCAATGCAGCCTCGGCAGGATTTAACTTCGAAGCGTTCCTCGCTGTATTGCTTGAGGGTGCACAGATTCCTGCTAATACCGGGACCATTGCTGACTTTACAGCGGGTGATAACACACCTATCAGTTTGAAACTATACGCCGAAAAATCTCTAGTTGTCGGCGGTAGTTTTGTTGATCTTGTCGGTGATTTAACCAGCCCACAATTTTCACCACACGATTTTATGCAGTATGTTGTGGTGCTGAAGTCATTTGGAGAGCAAAAAACCGGCCTTGATTTAAAAGGGCAACTTAAATTCTATAGGTTTAATTTTACCTTGGACAACGTGGCGAATATAGTTTTAAACTCTATGGAAAAGTCTGTCAGGTGTATTGAGATACCAAACGAATTTATCCAGGAGGTTTCCGCTGGCAATTCAGAATATGACTATGGTGCAACTCTGCCGAGCCAAGAGACTTTGCCATCGACAGAAGAGATGGAAACAGAATTTATTAAATACCTTGAAGCGCGAATAGCCCAGCCTTTTCAAGTTAAGATGCGAAATGAGCCATCTGAATATAATCTGGAAGTGTCTCCTCAAGAAATTGTAGCTTTCACCAAGGGCCCGTTTGATTGGGCTAATAATGACAACTTTTTTAGTCCTTACGCGAAGTTCACTGGTGCTGAAAAGACGGTTGTTCGAGGGAAGAGCAAGATTAACAAAACCAATAAAGCACTCCGTGATGCTGTCAAAGCGGCCTTCGGTGAGAGTGGAAGGCCGGATATTGAATTAAAGTTAATCGCCCAAGCTGTTTCCGACGCGAACGCTCAAGTGGTTGCGTCGTTCACTGCCACAATGCAAAAAGACAAAAGAAGAGAATTATTAAGACAACCGGGTGTATTTGCGACACCTCAAGAATCTGTTGAGTTTTACAACAGCTTGACAGATCCTGAATTAAAGAAGCGCGCTTTGTTGAACAGTAGGGGTGTCTTATCCTCTCTACAGTTTGATTTGAACAGGAGACAAGTTCTGAATATTGAAAGCCAAGCCGGTGAATACTCTGCTCTACCAAGCGGTCAAAGCTCAGTTGATATTGGCACAATCTTTATTGGAGCAGAATATGTCCAAGAGGTTCTTAACAGACTAACAGAAGAACTTAATCAAAGCATTTTCGCCATCTTTCAGAGCGTCAAGGATCTCACTGAGGGTACCTACGCCTTTATGGCCGGGGGCCTACAAGATGACAGCGAGGCTCAGAAAGCCATCAATGCCTCCCGCTCTGTTGAAGAGAAGACACAAGAGTTGCGTCCAGGCAGTGGGGGCACATCTGGTGGCTCAAGCGGCGTCATTGATACAAGAATGGGCGCAGGCAAACCTACAAAGCCTTTTAAGTTCCCAGCAGAATAACAAAAATTAATTTAAATTACACCTTGATTTAATTTATAATGGCATTATATTGTATTCCAGAGAGGTTTATATGTCAAAGACTTATGCAAGTGGTTTAGAACTACAGCAAAAGATTTTAAGTGGTGTTAATAAGTTAGCAGATAATGTAGCAGCAACGCTCGGTCCTAAAGGCAGGAATGTTATTCTTGCTGGAAAGACTGGCAATCCTATCGTTACGAAGGATGGCGTGACTGTTGCCAACTTTGTTGATTTAGATGACCCGGTAGAAAATACAGGGGCGCAAATTCTCAAACAAGTTGCGTCAGAAACAAATAGTTTGGCTGGTGATGGCACAACGACATCAACAGTGCTGGCAAGAGAGATACTACAGAATAGTCAGAAGTATTTAATTGCTGGCAGTTCTCCGGTAGAACTCAAGCGAGGTATGGATAAGGCCGCCGCAGCCGTAATCAGCAAGGTTGAGGATATTGCTAAGCCTGTTGAGTCTATTCAGGATGTTGAGCACATTGCAACCATTTCAGCCAACGGTGATAAAGTTATTGGAGGTCTTATCGCCTCCGCAGTTGATAAGGCTGGACACGAGGGCTCTATCTTGGTTGAGGACGCCAAGTCTATGGATACAACATTAGATTTGGTTGAAGGCTTCAGGATGAACTCTGGTTATTTTTCACAGTCTTTTGTAACAAATGAGAGAAAGAATTCTATTGAGTATGAAGATGTGCTTGTCTTCGTGACGGACTATAAAGTTGATAATGTTCAGAAAATTTTACCCGTCTTGGAGCTTGCAGCACGAGAGGGCAAGCCTCTTCTCATTGTCGCAGAACAAGTGGAGGGCCAAGCACTTGCCGCACTTATTATGAATACAGTTCGTGGCTCGATGAAGGTGGCAGCAGTCAAAGCACCTGAGTATGGCAACGAACGAATTAACATTATGAAAGACTTGTGCCTCGCCACAGGCGCTACATTCTTTAGTCGCGTGTCTGCTATGGACATCAACGAAGTCAAGTTAAGTGACTTTGGTTTATGTAATAAGATAGAAGTCCTCAAGAACTCAACCACGATTATGGGCGGCAATGCTGATTGGGAAGCAGTTGAGAAAAGGATTGAGGCCATCAAGGAAGAAATCAAGCAGACTGACAATATTGATGAGTGTCGCAGACTTCAACACCGAGTGACCAGATTGGCAAGTGGTATTGCTATTATTAAAGTTGGCGGTGCCACAGAAGTTGAGATGATTGAGAAGAAGCATCGTGTTGAAGATGCCCTAGAGGCTGTAAAATCAGCACAAGAAGCCGGGATCGTCCCCGGTGGTGGTGTGACACTGTTGGCATGCCAAGACTTTGATATTGAGGCAGAGAACGAAGATCAGACCATAGGCGCAAACATTATTCGTAAGTCGCTTGAGGCACCCCTTCGTCAAATGGCACACAACGCTGGCGTCAGTTCAGATATTATTGTTGATAGAGTAAAGAACTCTGATGAATTAATGGGCTGGGACTTTAAAGACTCACAGTTGGTTAATATGTTAGAGGCAGGGATTGTAGATCCCGCCAAGGTTACTATGGTGGCGCTAAAGAACTCTGTGTCTGTGGCATCAACACTTGTAACTACCAATAACGCTATAGTGGAGGAATAAGTATGAAGGTAAAAGTCAGCTATACAGTTGATATTGAAGATATACCAAAGTTAATTGATGATATTATGGCCTCTTGTCGCTCAAGGTTCAACAAAGGTGTAAGTTTGAAGTATGATATTAACAAACTTGATGAATTTGCCACCATTATTGATGGAATGAGGCGGAACTTGTCCTTGATGGATTCTCAACTAGAGGACTGTCTGTCTATGGCAGCAGGTTATAACAATATAGAGAGCCAATTAGAAGCACCAACAGAAGAAACCCCAGTAAATGAAGAGCCACCACAAGAAGGGTGACTTAGTTTATGTGCCTTCGCAGGTAAATCTTTATAATATAGACTCAAGTGGTGCAGTTATTGATTATTTTATTACAAAGAGACCGATTAATTTATTAATAGTAGAAGAGCACGATAAAGCATATGAAGTTATACACGGGAAAAAGAAGTGGTTAGTTAATAAAAAGAATGTTTACGGAGGAACAAAATGACTAAACTGACAGAGATTATTAGTAGCAACGGGAGTTATGACCCTACATCAAAGACGATGAAGACAGACTATGGCCTGCGAAGTATTTATATTAACCCTGGTTTTATTATTTCAATGAGGGAGGACATAAGTATGATAAATAGAGCTAAAGAAAAAGAGCTGGTTGAAGGACTTAATCCAAGTGTTGGCTTTACAAAGCTGACCTTGAGCGCCGCAGGTCATACAACACAATTTACTGTTGTCGGCACACCAGAACATATTATTGAAAAATTTGATCAACAATAGGTGAAAAAATGAGATACATATTATTCATAAAGCAAGAGTGCCCTTATTGTGTTAGGGCTGTAGATTTATTAGAGAAACAAGGAAAAGATTATGATGTCGTCAAGTTTGACGACGATCAGAAGATGCTTTTAGAGCAGATGAAAACTGCTTACCAATGGGAAACCGTTCCTATGGTATTTGAGCGGCAAGATAATGATATTAAGTTTATCGGCGGTTACATTGATTTAGTAGAGTATTTTGGTAATGGATGAGCAAGATGATAAGCTGTATTCTATTTCTGTTGACTACATTTATGATATTTTAGATGAGTCAGTAGAACAGGTGGATATGGCAAAGAAGTTCTTGCCTGAAATTCTGGAGCGAATTGATCTCAACGAGGATGTGCTATTCAACACAGCAGAGATACTATACTCCAACCTGGCTTTAACTAGATTAACAGAGAAAGAGATTGAGACAGCAGCAAGAAGAGCTAATCCCGAGAATGATGACGAAGAATTTATCATCACAGCTCAGATTTTTCAGGCTCTTCAAACTCTCTTGGTGTCTAGATATCACGCGATTGTGGCCCTAAACAAGATGTCTTTTTCATTAATGTTGCATTAATTTACTTTTTTCCCTTGACTGGGTAAGTATGGTGATTATTTTATTGCTGTGGGTGGTGCTCTATGGCCACTCGCAGTTACTTGCTTTATAAGGAGAAAACATTATGGGTAACACAATTGCTACTTTTAGACCGGGCCTCTTGGGCCGAACTGTATTTGACGACATTTTTGATTCTATGCTGGATTTTCCAGCGGCATTGAATCGCACGACACAGGGATATCCCGTTGCGGATATATATCGCGATGACGAGGACCAGACTGTGATGGAATTTGCCTTGGCTGGGTTCAGTAGGGATGACCTCTCTATTGAAATTAAGCCAGAGAAGAATAGTATCACGGTCAGCGCAAATGCTGCGCAGGATGACCAAGAAACTAATTCCCGTCGTATTGCTCGCAGGAGTTTTACCAAGACATATGTGAATTATGACAACAATCTTGACCTCGGCTCAACGACTGCTCAATATGAGAACGGGCTATTACGTTTGGTTGTGCCAACCAGGCCAGAGGCAAGACCTTTAACAATTAAGATTACTTAATTGATAAAATAGGGCAAGGGGGTACAAAATTAGTGCCCCCTTGTTCGCTTGCCCCCTATTTATAACGAGGGCAAAATGATTTGCGTTATGTTGAAGGTAGAAAAGCACTCTCAAAGAAGTGCACGCCGTGCGAGACAGTAACCGAAGGGCTGGTTTTAGGAGATAGACTGCTTGAGATCCTTAAAAAAGATCCTGATGCTTGTGGTCTCGCTGCCAATCAAGTAGGTATAGATAGTGCGGTGTGTGTTGTTTATGTTGATAAGCCTATAATCTTGGTCAATCCCAGGATTGCTGGTCACTTTGGCAAGAGTTTCTTTCAAGAGGGTTGTCTTTCATTCCCTGGTGACTATGTTATGACTGAGCGATGGACAAACATCGTAGTCAACGCAGACAATCACCATAGTGCATTAACCTTCTCGTTTGACAAAAACCCTCTTGAGTGTGTCTGTATTCAGCACGAGATAGACCACCTTGAGGGCATCACAATGTTTGACAGGGTTGCTGACCTTGACGCAATCAAAGACAAAGGTAAGAGGCGATGACCGAAGAAAGGCCCTATTTACAAATACCAACACCAAACCAAGAAGACTATAGGGCATATAAAGAGTGGCTCAAACAGAAGCAGAAAGAAGAGCCAGAAGAAGATGATCACATAGTCATCTTAGAATTGTAAGAGGGAGAAACTATTAATGCGTGTTTACATTCCAAACAAGCGGGATGAAATTATTAATGAAGTTTTAAGTGATTTATACCTACTTAAACAGGCAGTTGAACTACAAACAACTCAAATAAGTTCAAGACTAGATCTAATTGAGAAGATCAGAATCAAGCTGCAACAAGTTTTAGAGGTTGACAATGAGTAACACAGAAATCCAAGAGACACTTAGACAAGCATTGGTCCCAGAGATTAAGTTCCTGCTTACCGAGCAAGGCTGCGAAAAAGAGCAAGTCTTTGAGCAGTTAGAGCTTTTAGTTGAGGACCTTAGAGTGACACCGGAAGAAGATCTTTAACCTGAACAATCCGTTACTATAATAGTAAGAGGAGAGACGAACTATGAGATCAGTATTTATATTTGGCGTTTTATATTTTGCTTGCCTGTCCGTGTGGGACAGGTGTAAGCAGTAGCAGTTCTGGCCGAGTGGTGGAACTGGTATACACAGCAGACTTAAAATCTGCCGCCAGCACTGGCTTGCGGGTTCGAGTCCCGCCTCGGCCACCAATTCAAGGAGTTATTAATGACTAACTTAGGTTATGCCTGTATCAATATGGCCTTATCTTATCCTCGCGAGTGGGGTGGCAAGCCAAGAGGCACACAGCGTGTGACGACCAATCGGTCCATGATTAAGAAAACTTTTATTCAGAAGGGTGTTCCGTATGCTTCCGAGCTAAGTCTGCAGAATGTTAAAGACTTGGAGACTATTGTTGATTGGAACGAGGCCAACAACATCAAGTTCTATCGTATGTCCTCTGACATATTCCCCTGGGCTAGCGAGTATCAGCTTGAAGAGCTACCAGACTTTGACAAGATTCAGACTATCTTGGAGAGGACTGGCAACAAATCCAAGCAGTATGGCCAGCGTTTGACCACACATCCTGGTCCATTCAACAAACTTACCAGCCCCAAAGAACACGTAATCCAGAATACTATCACGGACTTGGAGACACACGGCAGGCTATTTGATTTACTCGGCTTGCCTCGCTCCCCTTATGCCAAAATTAACATTCACGTTGGCGCACACTACAACAACAAACCTATGGCAGTTGATAATTTCTGTAGGAATTTTGAGAGGTTGTCTGATGCTGTGCGTTCTCGCCTGACTGTTGAGAATGACGATAAAGCCAGCCTATACTCCACCAAGGAACTCTACGAGGATGTTTACAAGCGCATTGGCATACCAATTGTGTTCGACTATCACCACCACAAGTTCTGTACCGGAGGCCAAGACGAGGAAGAGGCTTTGCTCACAGCCTGTATGACCTGGGGTGATGTCAGGCCTGTCGTTCACTACTCACAGTCACGTTCTATTGAGCATAACGACCCGAAGATTAGGGGCAATGCACATAGTGATTCATATTGGACACCGATTAACCTTTACAATATGGATTTGGATGTTATGTTAGAATGTAAGCACAAGGAGATTGGTCTTTACAAGATGAGACAACTCTTGAGCGACTGAGTTATTTGGACCTTTAGCTCAGCGGTTAGAGCCCCCCGCTCATAACGGGTAGGTCCTCGGTTCAAATCCGAGAGGGTCCACCAAGTATAAGCATTAAACTATAAGGAGATTAAGATGCACTATTCACCACAAAAAGCAAGTGGATTTAAGATTGATGAGGAAGTAGCAGAGGGTCTCGGCCTTCTGAAAGAGTATAAAGTATGGAAGGATGATTGGGATTATGATGCCTTCTGTGATGCCTTTCAAGAGAAGTATGGTGCCAAGCCCAGCGAACTGAAAGAGTTTGAGTATCAGCGAGGTGGTTAT